CCGCAGAACTGTTTGGAGTTTTGATGTTGCGTGAACCCATGCGGAAAGGGTTGGCATAACGCAATGCAGCAAAAGCATCATCAAAATAAGTGCGACCACCAATATCAAGACCGGAGCCAGTAAGCGTAGAGGCTTCGCGCAGGTCAATTGTTACTTTGCCGCCTTCGTTGATGGCTTTCTTAATGCCGTCTAGGATTTTTTGGTTTGCACTCATTTAAATAATTCCTTGTGAAAAACAAAAAGAGGGGGGAACGAATCCCCCCATCTTTATCAAGCGCCAGTGGCAGTTGAACGGTAACGGATGATCGAGAAAGGATCGACCACACTTGTCGCCAAGCGTTTTTCTCCGTAGAAAGTTATAAAGCCGGGGGCTGTCTGTTCGTAGCGGCGCAACACCATGCTCAAACGGTCAACGATGGTGTGACCACGTTGGAAATCACCGAAGTACATTGGGTATTGGCTGTTAGTACCAGCAGAACCGCCAGAAGCAGTTGGGCTTTCCAAGTAGGAGTTAACCACAACGTCAAAGCCAAGCAACTTGCCAACGATACCGTCATACACCAGTGGAGACAGACGTTCAAACACAGGAGTGCCATTGTCGTCAACCAAGCCACGGATACCAGCCAACATAGTTGGGTTGATGATGAACTTGTTACCAGCAGACCAGTATTGTTGTGGCAATGCGTGGATAAAGTTAATCAAGTCAGCAAACACTACGTTGTTGGCAGTGCCAAAACCGTTGGTTGTCAACTGGTCGTAAGTGGCAATGCTGTGCAAACCGTCAGTAGAAGCAGTACCGCTAGAACCGAAAGCCGCTGTGCTGATAGTGCCGCCAGTGTAGGTGCTGTTAGCGCCGCCGTACTGGTTCAAACCACGCAAACCGTTCGTAGCACCGTAAGCGGTGGTTGTAGAACCGGATTGGTCGTTGTTCAAGATCATGCTCAAGCCTTCTTGTTGGCTGAATTCTTGGAGCATATCGTCAACAACGTTGGCTTCCAAACCGTCAATGTCGTCAAGCGCGGCAGTACGGATAGGGAATTGAACGTTGATGTCTTGCATATTCAATTGCCAAATGCTCGTTGCTTCGGTAGTAGCCGAGCCGTTGTTTTGGATTGAATAGCCCCATTGAGCGCCAGCATCACCGGTCTTGGCACGGAACTGATATGTAGAACCATCAGTAGCCACGTTGCGTGACACACCGCGCATTGGGTTCATCAAACGCAGTTTGTGGAACACAGGGTCATAAGCGGTGCGACCACCGATGCCAGCGCCTGAACCTGTCAAAGTCGATGCTTCGGTCAGGTATGCAGCGTGTTGGTCTTCGGATTCCCACAACTTCAACTCAGTGTGCAACTTGTTGCCACCTTGTTTTGCAAAGTTAGCCAATTGCTCTTTCACACGGCGATTCACATCACCGCGAACGGTTTTGTGAGGTGCGCGGATGAACTCAGGCACTTGGATAGCAGCAACTTTGGCTTCCAGAGCAGCAAACTTTTCGTTGATTTCGCTTTTAGCGGCTTCAACAGTAGTTGCAACTTCGGTCTTTACTTCGTCGATTTTCGACAGGTTGGCGGCTTCAATAGCGTCAACTTTTTCGAGGATTTTTTCAACTGACATTTTAATTTCCTTATTTAAGGCGTTTGGAGAGTGCCTTTTCCAAATCACGCATCTCAAGGGCCTTGAGCAGTGCTTCGGTTTCGGCTTCGTTTACCACCGCATCAGGTTCACCCTGAGTTGGGGTTACTTCAACTTTCACGGCTGCATCACGCTCTGCCATTACTCGTTTGAAGATACTAGATGCGGTGGTCGCATCCTTTTTGTTAAGGCCAGCCTCACGCAAAGCCTTTTCCAAAACTCGTGGATTCACATTACCTTCTGCGTCAAACGCTTCAAGTTTTTGAATCTCTGCATTGGGGTTATTTGGATACATCACAACGGATACTTCACGCAAACCACCTTTAGTGATTTGGAAATATGCTTCGTCGTCACCCATAGTGTCGGGGTTGAATTCTTCGCCAGTTGCATTAACAAACTTGGCTTCTTCTGCGTAAGCGCCAACAGAAACGCCGCCAAACATATTGGGGGATTCTTTTAAAACTTGATACAGGTCGTTGCCACCAACAGTATTCAAATACAAGCGGCCTTTTGCGGTCATGCCTGTATCATCAAACTCAAAAGCGGTCCACTCGCCCATAGGCATACCCATGTCGTTGTGGTTTAAAAACATCGGCAAAGGTTTGCCAGTTTCGGCAAATTCTGCTGCCCAATCTGCAAAGCCTTCGGGCTGATAGTTAAATTTGCGACCATCAGCGCCTTCACGCGCACCCCATGTTGTTACACGGGCTTCAAGTTGACCGCTTGGTTGGGCGGCCTCGTTTGCGCTTTGCGACAGGCTCACTTGCGCTTCGCAGACTAGATTCAGTTGTTTCATTTATCACCCCATTGTGAATTGATTGATTGTCGTCTTGTATCTTGTGGGGTTTCGTAATTGTAGGTAGTGTAACACTAGCCGTTTTAATTTGTGAAGCAACAAATGCAAGCACTTTATTAATTGCACTCATTAAGTGGTCCCAATATTCATCTTGCTCTTTTGATTTCCACCGCCGCCACCTGTGTCTTGTGGACTTGTGCCAGAAATCGGTTTGTCGCTTCCACCCCCACTTTGCACTAATTCGTCTGCCCCGTCAATATCTGAAATGTTTAAATATTGACGCGCCTCATTTGGCGTAAGAATACCAGCCTTAACACCAGCCGTGACAAAGTTCATTTGGTCAAGCGGTGCGCCCTTCAAGAAATCCTTGGTGTCAAAACGAACCACCAAATTTGGGTAACCCTTGAGCAAATGCTGCTTTAACTTTTGCTCAATGTTAATGACCATTGGATACATGACGGTTTTATAGAACTCATCCAGCATCGTTTGCGTATTATTATATTTTTGGTCCGCAATACCAAGCATTGCAGGTGGCACACCAAATACGCCACAAATGCGTTTCATGGTTTGCTCTTTTAACTTGGCTGCGTCAGCATCCTGCAAGGTCAACATCTTGATTGATTCGTATGTCATGCCTTGGTCAAGCAACATACCTTGACCAGCCTTGCTTGGGTCAGTGCCACGGCTTCCCGTCATTGCGTTCCAAGTTTCCTTGATACGAGCCGCAATTTCTTTGTACTTAGCGTCTGGAATAACTTGCTCGGTACGGAAAATGCCAGAAGGTTTTGCACCATTCTGCATAATGAAGTTGGCGTAAATATCAATGTCTTGGTCCAATGCGACCAATTCAGTTGCCAAGATACCCTTGTTGAAACCTGACGAACCTTGCCATGCGGCTTCTTTGCAGTGCATGACTTGGTAATATTCAAGCGGTGTATCTTTGCTGAAACCGTAGGATGGCGAACTCAAAACATACATCGGATAGCGGGTTTCCGACAGTTTTACAGTAATCAGCGTAGCGTCAAGGTTATACATTTCAATTGGCGTTGCCATTGAATCCTTTTGCTTGTCGCGCCACCACAAAGTGAACGATTCGCCAGCAAGGTCTTGCCACATACACCACTGATACCAAAACTCATAGGCGCTTTGGAAATTATTGGGGTTTTGCAACAGGTTCAATACCTGTTTAGCCTTTTGCTTATCACGCGCACCTACGGTTGTGTCTTTAATGGCATCCACATAAGTACCGTCTTCGGCCTTAGACATAATGGAAATACCGCATTGCGCTAATGCTCTAGCCTTTACGCCAACGCAGCCCATGACGGTGGAATTGCGTGTGAGGCCAGAAATATCGACAACACGACCAGCAGTAGTGGTGCTTGACGTTGTTACATACAGTAATTGCTGTGCTGGTTGGCTTTTTTGATCGCCAATAACAACTTGGTTACCTAGTTGTAACTGCCCCAGAACTACGTTTGATTCGTTCTGTACGCCTTTTTTACCACTGAAAAAGTCACGAATTCCCATGATTCACCCCCATTTTTTAGCGATATTACACTAAAACGAACGGAATCCAAAACTATTTGACACAAACGGATTGTCCAAAGAGCAGTGGGCCGCAATAATCATAGCAATAATACCGTCAACTTTTGCTGCTTTATCGGCTTCGTTCTTGCGTACTTTGATGTTTCCATTCACATCGGTATAGCATTCACAGTTGCCTAATTGCCAACCAACAAACGGATTGCCATCGTGCTTGATTTGTTTATTCAAGATCAACTTTTCAACATATTTGCTTGGGTTATTCAATACTGCCATGCCCTGCCCTACCTTTTTAACTGGCAAACCAGCATCGTGTAGACGCGCCACCAAGGATGCAGCGTTGTAGGCATCGTAGCCCACCTCTTTAACGTGATATTTTTGGCATTGCTGGTTAATGATGTAGTCGCTGATTTCGCGGTCATCCATCACGTTGCCTTCTGTCAATTTCAGGATGCCGCTTGCAATAGCCACTTGGAAAATGTCCAAGTAATGCTTGGGAATAAATGACAGGCTTTCCTCTGGCAAAAAGAACTGCCATTCGGCCTCATAGTCTAATTCGCCATAACGCTTGAGCGTACACACGGCATTTAAGTCTCGCGTTGCCGCCAAGTCAAAACCAATAAACACGGCTTCTGGTTCTTCTGTGCGTGGTTGTGCAATACAAGCAGGGTCATCCCAATGCGCCCTGTCTAGCCATGCTGCGTTGGCAGAAACCCAAACATTAAGCGTTTTACACAGGAATTCATTAAGCGCCGCAGGCTTGTGCTTGGCTTCCTCTGCGCGTTGCACAATAGCGTCTTCAAAAACGCTAATTCCGTGCATTGGGTTGGCTTTAGCCCACACGCTAGGCTCACGCCAATCGTCGCCCAAATCAAGGCCATACAAAAGCCCAAACCACCGCGGGTTATCTGTTGCCTCGCCATGCAGCATAGATTCGTACATTGACAAATCTTCGTAGAACTTGGTGTCCTTGGTAAACGATGCGGTAGTGATGTAAAGCCTTAACGGATTCTTACGCGCAACCATACCTGAGTGCAAAACCTCAATAGCGTTGCGGTCTACGATCTGTGCGGCTTCGTCAATGATTACGCATGATGGGTTTTTACCGTCACCCGTCTTTTTGGTGTCGCGGCTCAAAGCCTTAAACATACTTTGGCTGTCGCCGCGCTTGCCAATAGAAAATTTGCTTGGGTTAAACAGTTCTGCCAGTTGGCTTGGCATTGCCTCAATAAAGCCTTTGGCTGAATCAAAAACAATCGTTGCCTGTTCGCGGTTGGTCGCCAGCGTAAATACTTCGGGTCCGGATTCGCCAAATAATAATTCATACAACGCAATAGCGGATGTAAGCGTTGACTTACCAGCCTTGCGCGGAATGAACAGAATCACATCCGACACCATGCGCTTTTCCAAATCCTTCTTGCTGCGGAATCCGTAAACGGCGCAGATTAAAAAAATCTGGAAAGGCTCTAGCACCACAGGCTCACCCGCTTGGGGGCCTTTGGTATGTTTTAACGTGCCGGCAAACTGTAAAACATGGTCAGGGAATCGTTCGTCAAATACCCATTCCCATTCCTTGTTTTCCAGTTGGTTAAGAAACCTTTGGCTTGCCAATTTAACGTTGTTGCAGACGTTAATTTCGCCCTTGGCTACTGCGTGGGCATACGCAACACCGTCTTGCCAATTCATTGTTCACGAATCCAAGTGGCAAAAGATTGTGCAGTATCGCCAAAAGGTAATTTTTCACACTTGGCTGCAATTTCTTGGCACTTGCGTTGCTCAATCAATTTGGCAAATGTCTCAATAGATGATTGGTTAAATCCAAACCATGCGGCAGGTACACCACTACGTTCTGGCAATATTTCACCAAGTCCTGCTTGTTCTGCAATCTTTAATAAATCATCCATGACTTGCCTCTGCTGTGCGTACTTGTACCCAACGCATAACTGATTCGTCATAGATCATTGCTGGCATAACAGGATGCGTGATTACAACGTCATTACTTGTGGTCAAAGTAATAACGGTTTGCTCGTCGTATCCAAACGGAAATTCTGTAATGTATTGTGGTGTCATAGT